AACCCGTGGCGAAATCAACCAAAAAATCTACCGTTAATGCGGCTGGTAATTATACTAAGCCTACTATGCGTAAGTCTCTTGTCGCATCCGTTAAGGCTGGCAGTAAGGGCGGAAGCCCCGGACAGTGGAGCGCAAGGAAAGCACAGATGGTTGCAAAGCAATACAAAGCTAAAGGTGGAGGTTATAGATGACAAAATATATTAAACGACTATGGTGCGCATTACTAAATAAAAAGTGCAGCGAAGGTTGCGACTGCTGTTAGTATGGCTAAAGCAAAGTCTCAACAAAGTCTTGATAAATGGACAAAGCAAAAATGGACAACCAAAAGTGGTAAACCTTCGACTCAAGGTTCTGGTGCTACAGGCGAGAGGTATCTTCCTGAAGGTGCAATTAAAAGCATGTCTAGTGAAGACTATGCAAAAAGTACGGCTAAGAAAAGAAAAGACACTAAGGCAGGTAAACAATTTTCTAAGCAACCTAAAGCGGCGGCTAAGTCTTCCAAACGTTTTCGGAGAGTCTGATGACATCCTTTGAAGAGGCAGACAACAACGGTAGTGGTTCTATTGAAAAACATGAATGGGATTTATTACTCCTAGATGACAAGCGGAGGCGTATAGAAGATGAAGACGCCCACAGGGACCAGACTAGAAAAATGGCTTGGTTCGCATTATGGGGAATGCTGCTTTATCCTTTTGCTGTGGTCTTCACAAGTGCTCTCGGTCTTGACAACGCTTCGTCAATTATCGGCAGCATGGCCTCTATTTATTTTGTGTCAGTTGCTGGGGTCGTATCTGTCTTTATGGGTGTAACTAACTTAGCTAAAAAAGCAATTGAAAAGAAACCACAGGAGATTGACAAAAGATGATATTTGGACAAATCATAGGTGCAGTAGGTGGACTAGCTTCATCCTACCTAGATGGTAAGGTAGCTGTACAAAAAGCTAATGCAGAGATTAGGGTCAAGCAAGCTACAGGTGAGCTTGATTGGGACATTGCTGCAATGAACGGCACTCAGAATAGCTGGAAGGATGAATGGATTACTTTACTTTTTAGTATTCCACTTATCCTTGCATTCTGTGGAGATTGGGGTAACGAGATAGTACAGGCAGGTTTTACTGCACTAGAAGTTATGCCTACGTGGTATCAGTATAGCTTGGGTGGTATTGTAAGTGCCAGCATAGGAATGAGATCAGTAAGTAAGTTTTTCGGAGGAAAGAAATAATGCCATTACCACTAATTGCTGCAGGAGCAGCTGTAGTCGCAAGGTTCATTGCAAAAAAAGGACTGCAAGCTGCAGCAAAGAAGTTTACCAAGAAGGCAATAACGGAAGGTAAGAAACATGCTAAGGACATGGTTACTAAGAAAACACCGGGTCAAGTAGCAACTAAACCGGGTGTTAGGGGAATGCGTAATGCTCGTCAGCTGGGGCGCCAAGCCGCAGGTGTAGGTGCCGCTGTAGGTGCAGTAGGTGGCGTTGCAGCAATGAAATCTAAACTAAAAGAAATGCAACAAAATTTAAAGCTTGCAAAGACAGAAGCTAAACGTGCTCAAATGCAAACTGCAATTGAAAAAACAGTAGCTAAAATTGCTTTAGCTGAAGAAAAAGCAAAGTCTGCTAACTCGGCACCTAGTCGTTCCATGAAACCTAAAGCGAGGCCATAATAATGTCATTTAACTTATCACAACGTAGCCTTGACAAGATGGAAGGCGTAGATGAAACTCTTATAGCTGTAGTTAAACGTGCCATTGAACTTACGAAGATAGACTTCGGAGTTATTTATGGTATGCGTACACAAGCAGAGCAACGTAAACTTGTAGCTGCAGGCAAATCGCAGACTATGAAATCTAAGCACCTTGTAGGTAGGGCAGTTGACTTGATGGCATACGTAGATGGTAATGGCTGTTGGGAACTAAACGTCTATGACGATCTATGTGACGCAATGAAAGAGGCAGCTAAAGAACTTGGTGTAGCAATTAAGTGGGGTGCCGCATGGTCAGAGGGTGACATTCGTACATACGAAGGTACAGCTGAAGACGCAATGATGAAGTACATTGATCTTCGCCGCAGTGAAGGTCGTAGACCATTTATTGATGGCCCACACTTTGAGTTGATGTAAAGGAAGTAATATGGCACGTGAGTTAACAGAACGCCAACAAAAGTTTTTAGCGGTCCTTATGGATGAGGCAGGTGGAGATATATCCACTGCTAAACTCATGGCTGGTTACTCAGCTAATACTACTAACACTGAAATTACCAATAGTCTTAAAGAAGAGATCATTGACGTAACGCACAGCTACCTAGCACGTAACGTACCTAAAGCCGCTATGGCTATGGTACAGGCTTTGTATGACCCTACAGAGCTTGGCATTCGTGATAAGATGGCTGCAGCAAAAGAACTACTTGATCGTACTGGTTTGGTTAAAACTGAGAAGGTACAGGTTGAATCTAAGGGTGGTGTAATGCTTATGCCAGCTAAACAAGTACAGGAAGACGATGACTAAAGCTGCAGGTACATGGAAACTACCCCAACCAACAGACCTAAAAGAAGATAATGAATGGGTTTCTATCCCACGTGTTGCAAGAACTATTCCCTTTGGTTACGAATTAGACCCCAATGATAGCGGAATACTCTTGCCAATTGCCAATGAACTTGATATGCTTGCACAAGCGCAGAAATACTTAAAACAGTATTCATATCGTGAAGTGGCGAATTGGTTAGCTAGAAATACTGGCAGAGACATATCGCACGTAGGACTAAAGAAACGGTTGGACAATGAGCGACAAAGAAAAAACAAAGCTGGAAGCTTACGCCGATGGGCAGACTATGCCAAAAAGGCAATCGCCAAGGCGGAAGAAATCGAGCGCACAAGGCTCGGTGCAAAGCAAAGCAAAGACGAAGAAGGCCCCGAAGAAGCAGCAGCCTGAACCACCAAAGATTATATATGATGAGTTCGCTCCAGTAGAAGAGCAACATAATATTATCTTTAAGCCCAATGAAGGACCACAGACAGACTTCCTTGCGGCAAGTGAGCGTGAGGTCTTATATGGAGGCTCTGCAGGGGGTGGTAAGTCATACGCTATGTTGGCTGACCCGTTACGCTTTATGGGCCACCCAGCCTTCTCAGGATTGCTCCTACGGCATACTACGGAAGAACTTAGGGAACTCATATTTAAATCCCAAGAAATGTATCCAAAGATTTGGCCCGGTATTAAATGGTCAGAACGTAAGATGCAGTGGACTGCACCCTCTGGTGCCAGACTGTGGATGTCCTACCTAGATAAAGAAGATGACGTACTTCGATACCAAGGTTTAGCATTTAGCTGGATAGGATTTGATGAGTTAACTCAATGGCCTAGCCCCTTCGCTTGGAATTACATGAGGAGTCGCTTGAGGTCTACGGCTAAAGACCTTCCTGTTTACATGAGGGCAACTACTAACCCCGGCGGCAGAGGACATCACTGGGTTAAGAAAATGTTTATTGATCCTGCCGCATATGGTGTATCCTTTGACGCTACAGACATTGAGTCTAACGAAGTACTTAGATACCCTGCAGGACACGAGAAGGCAGGCAAGGCACTATTCAAGCGTAAGTTTATTCCTGCAAGACTACGTGACAATCCTTACCTAGCTGAACAGGGTGACTATGAAGCAATGCTTCTATCACTACCAGAGCAACAGCGTAGGCAACTACTAGACGGTGATTGGGACATTAAAGAAGGCGCAGCCTTTACAGAGTTTGATAGAAACCTTCACGTAGTTGAACCGTTTAAGATACCATCTAACTGGGTTAAGTTTAGGGCATGTGACTATGGATACGGAAGTAAGTCAGGCGTAGTTTGGTTTGCAGTATCCCCAAGTGAACAGTTAGTAGTATATCGTGAGTTATACGTAACTAAAGTCTTAGCTGCCGATCTTGCTGAGATGGTACTTGACCTAGAGGCTGAAGATGGAAATATTAAGTATGGTGTTCTTGATAGTTCTCTTTGGCATAAACGTGGCGATACTGGTCCTTCACTGGCTGAACAAATGATACAGAAGGGGTGCCGCTGGCGTCCATCAGATCGTTCTAAGGGTTCACGTGTAGCAGGTAAAAACGAAATACACAGACGCTTACAGGTAGATGAGTTTACAGAAGAACCTAGACTTATCTTCTTTAATAACTGTACTAACATGGTAGCTCAGTTACCTGCACTACCTATCGACAAAAGAAATCCAGAGGATATTGATACAACCTCAGAAGATCACTTGTATGATGCGTTAAGATATGGTATCATGTCAAGACCAAGATTTAGTATATGGGACTATGACCCTAACAACGGACCATCGAATAGCATGAGAGTAGCTGATGCTACCTTTGGATATTAAGGAAAATTAAATGGCAGAAGATACCGAAGGCTTTATTGAAGATGACGCAATTGTCCTAGAGGACAGTGACGATTCTACTGTCGATGACGCCGACACTTCTAAAATCATTCCATTCATCATGGAGAAGTACCATCGTGCAGATGATTATCGTCAGCAAGATGAAGAGCGTTGGCTTAGGTCATATCGTAACTATCGTGGTTTGTATAGCCCCGATGTTAAATTTACAGATGCCGAAAAGTCTCGTGTATTTATTAAGGTAACTAAAACAAAAACACTTGCTGCCTATGGGCAAATTGTTGACGTGTTATTTGCAGGTCAGAAGTTTCCCCTTACCGTTGACCCTACAGAATTACCAGAAGGTGTAGTGGCAGACGTACACTTCGATCCTAAAGAACCAGAGCAACTTCGTAATTCAGAGTTAGAAGATGCATCTAGCCCTTACGGATTTGCAGGTGACGGTAAGGATTTACCTGCAGGTGCTACATCTAAAACTTTACTTGACAGCATTGGCCCACTTAAAGATAAGATTGGTGAAATCGAAAACGTTCGTGCAGGTACAGGTAAGACACCTACGGCAGTTACATTTAGCCCAGCAATGATTGCCGCTAAAATAATGCAAAAGAAAATACATGACCAGCTAGAAGAGTCGAGTGCCAGTAAGCACCTTCGCAGTGCAGCCTTTGAAATGGCATTGTTTGGTACTGGTGTAATGAAGGGTCCATTTGCAGTAGATAAAGAATACCCTAGCTGGAATGATGACGGTGAATATGCACCTATAATTAAAACTATTCCACAAGTATCTCATGTATCTGTATGGAACTTCTATCCTGACCCAGATGCAAACAACATGGATGAAGCTCAATTTATAATTGAACGTCATAAAATGTCTCGTACACAATTGCGTGGTTTAAAGCGTAGGCCACACTTCCGTAGTTCTGTAATTGATGAGGCAATTAACTTAGGCGAAAACTATAATAAAGAATCTTGGGAAGATGATCTGTCTGACTATGCACCAGAGCATGGCATAGAACGTTTTGAAGTACTAGAGTATTGGGGCATGATAGATGTCGAAATGCTTTTGGATCAAGGGGTAGACATTCCTAGAGAATTAGAAAACGTAGATGAGTTGCAGGCCAATGTATGGATTTGTAATAATAAACTTCTGCGTATGGTTCTTAACCCGTTTAAGCCTGCAACTATTCCTTATATGGCTGTACCTTATGAACTTAATCCTTATAGCTTTTTTGGTGTAGGTATTGCCGAGAACATGGATGACACACAAACTTTGATGAATGGTTTCATGCGTATGGCTGTAGACAATGCCGTACTGTCAGGTAACTTGCTTATTGAAGTAGATGAAACTAACCTAGTACCGGGACAAGACTTGTCTGTATATCCCGGCAAAGTCTTTAGGCGTCAAGGTGGCGCACCCGGTCAAAGTATTTTTGGAACTAAATTCCCCAATGTAGCACAAGAGAACCTACAGTTGTTTGACAAGGCACGAGTACTTGCAGATGAAAGCACAGGCTTCCCATCTTTTGCACACGGTCAAACGGGTGTGTCAGGTGTGGGTCGTACAGCTTCCGGTATCTCTATGCTTATGGGTGCTGCACAAGGTGGCGTAAAGAATGTAATTAAAAATATTGATGACTACTTGCTTCGCCCACTAGGTGAAGGTTTGTTTAGATTTAATATGCAGTTTGATTATGACCCTGCCATTAAGGGTGACTTGGAAGTTAAGGCACGTGGTACAGAAAGCTTAATGGCTAATGAAGTACGTAGCCAAAGATTAATGCAGTTTATGCAAATTTCTTCTAGCCCAGCACTTGCACCTTTTGCAAAATTCCAGTATATTATCCGTGAGATTGCAAAGTCTCTTGAACTAGACCCAGACAAAGTTACCAATAACATGGACGAAGCAGCTATCCAAGCTGAACTTATGAAGGGCTTCCAGCAACCAGCGGCAGAAGGTCAGGGCGCACCAGTAGACCCGACAGGCGCAGGTGGTGGTAATATAGGT